CTGTTAGCATAGGTAAAAGTAGCGGTCATGATCTCGCTGTTCACGGTCAGTGTCCAGCCAGATAAGTCAACGATACTATCGGCACTGTCTCGCATTGTGAATGGGATTACAAGCTGTTCGCCATGACGAACCTCAATATAGTCAATCTGGTCACCCACTTGAATCCAGTTGCTAAAATCGCTTAGTTTTAGGGACATATTTATTTCCTTATTCTTATATTTATTCTGTTGTTATTTTTTGTATTCTACGGCTGTGATTGCCGAACCGCCCGCCGTAACACCACTGTTACCAGTTCCCTTGATATTGCCAGCAACAAGATAATACACAATTTCATCATTTTTTGCGAAATCTGTATCAATAATAGTACCAGATACAGTAGAACCATTTATCACCTGACTGGCTGAATCAACGGCGGTTCCAGTTACTTTTGCGTTTGCGTGACTGCCGCGATACCATAAGCGTTCCATAGTATAACTTTCATCTGCCGTTAGTTTTAGAGTAGGTGTAAAGTTTAGTGTACTTGCTGGACTATGTAATATCATGCCATCTCCAGAGATATTGATAGTATCATGTAATGGTGAATAATCAACACTATAAAGATTTCTTGTTTCAACACTAGTATCTGCAATAGCAACTTTAGTCCAGTCAGTCATATTAGTAGATGTAAGAATCATTCCTGCGTGACCAACAATGATCCATTTTCCATTACAATATCTAACCGCATTTAATTTTGATGTAACTTGTTTAGTTTGAGAGTTTTCAGTATAATACGCTGTCGCAATCGACCATGTTTCGCCGTCGTCGTTGCTATAAATGATGGACCCACGAGAACCACAGGCGACCCACTTACTTGTTGATGATTTCACAGAATCGTCTCCAGCAACACCATAAAATGTTTCAGTATAACTAACTGTTTCGCCAGCAGTGTTTGTTGTTGTTACTACTTTTGGACTCCATGACGAAGACAATAGATAGCCACTGTCTTTACCGCCGTTTCTAGATGACTTTAGCACTGTGCCGAAACCACCAACAGCAACAGCAGTGTAGTTTTTATCACTAGCGCCATTAGCAAACTGATTAGCATATACAGCGTATAGTGGTTGATTTGTTCCGCCAGTTGATTCATTAGCCCATGATGAAAGGTAATCTCCATAACTGAACAGCGAATAATTTGCGCTAGGGTTCTTATAAAAATAAATTCTGCCATCTGAAGTTAAAAACAGATATGAATCTGTGCCGTTGTTGACTGAAGGATAAAGTGAACCACCAGTATAAGGTACTTTCTCTGTCGCAGTAATTTCTAATAATGAAGAGAAACGGTTAGTAGAACTTATAGGACCAGACCACAACTCATATTTTGGGACGGCGGCGTTAGCGTCGCCATCAATATATCTACGTGCCATATTATAGTAATAGATGCGGTTAGTAGTTGACGGATCGTACGCTGGCGCTCCAAATTCAGCAGTAGTTATCTGGTAAATTTCGCCATTTGATGAATTAGTTCGCACACTTGTTATGCACGAACTAAAAGTATTAGTAACTGATGCGGCATTACCTACGACCCACGTTGTTCCTCCATCATCACTAATATAATCAAAACCATCAGTGCCAACGCACGAAATTCTTTCTAATCTCTCAACAATTTCTGTATTAAATCCACTATAATACTTTGGATTCCACTGATAACTATGTCTAATTCCAAGACCTCGATATTTGAAATATTCACTCGAAGTAGATTTCCATACTTCAACACAATTCATTGTAGTATCAGCAACGCTGTTGATTGATGTCGTAAAGTTTACATGGATACTACCCGGATTATATGCAGTGACAAGTCCAACACCGCCTGCGGGTACAAATCCACGTGTATTATCTGGGAAATTACTGTTACCCGTAATTAATGGTACAGGTGTCATAGTAGAATCGCCACTCTGTCCACCAGAATTACCGCTATCTGACGCAGATGGCGCCCAGTTAATAAGGGCCGCATCCGAGAAAGCACTCTTTCTACTTGTACCAATAGCACGAACACGCCAGTACCATGTGCCTTCTGGTAAGCCACTTATTGTTTCCCGCTCATACACTTCAGCACCAACCGCACTAATAGCATATTGATTACCCTTACTATTATATTGTGTAGAAAATAACAGATAGTTATTGTTAGTAATCTCTTGTGTTGGACCATACCAGAATTCCATAGCAACAGTTACGCCACTACGAGGCACTTCTGATTGAACTACGAATGTTGGTGGGTTGCCACTAGGTAGGACATTCGCATCAGGGAATGTTGGAGTGCCAGGTTTTGCTAATAGTCGTGGGTCTAAGACAACACCGCCACTTGGTGGGTCGAACTCAGTTATATTACGGTCGTCATACACTGCCTCTGCATATTCCATTAGACTTAAATTAACTGTTAGGTCACCATTGTCGGCACGGTTCTCAGTCACTTGTGTAACACGGAATAATTTATTATCGCCCCAACCGTTGAGGTTATTGCCGTATGGTTTATAAGTTAGTGCTACTACATCACCAGCATCAACTTGAATAGCCGAATAATCAGCAGTTAGTTGAACAATGTAATCAGCACGACATTGTTCTAACTTTCGGTTACTTAGATACTGTGCACGAACACTGTCATTAACAAACTTGTAATTAAGAGTTAATTTATTGAGTGGTTCGTTAACACTCTTTAAGTTATCTGGTGTAGTTGCGTATGTATATGCCATTGCACCAAATGCAGCATCTGAGTTAAAGCCTACTTCAACTTCATTAGGTGTCGAATTCAAATCAAGTGGAACAATATTTACGCCACCAATAATGTTTGTATCATCTAGAACAAACAACTCGTTATAGGTTTTAATATTTGGATATTGTAGGACACTCTTGTTAGCGATAACTGCCCATTGGCCACGAGCTTCGTTAAATTGAATATAAGCGTCGCAACAATCAGCTAGATCTAGTAGGTTACTCATAACTGGTTGAGTAGTATCTAATATACCATTTATACGATAGCGTGGTTGACTTGCAGTACCTCCGCCAAATTGTGAGAAGTTGATTAGCACATCACTGTAACTATCTAATTCAGCAAAACTTTGTGCATAAACACGTTCTGGATCTAAACCAGCACCATATCTATCATTTGTTAGATAGTCAATCATGGCTGCACCTGGACGATAACCACCCGTTACTCCAGTTTGATTTACACTAATTCGTGCTTTTAGACCACGTAAACCAGTCATATTGTCGTCTGTAGAATATACACATTTAACTACATAGAAAATAGTACCAGTCATAGCATCAGTATTAGACCAACGGGCAACCGCTGGAATTGCAGTGTCTTGTAGTCGTGTAATAGCACTTACGCTTGATGATAATCCATTTAAGGTTAGTGGAGATGAACTACCGTTATATGGATAAATCCATAAGTTACCATCAATCTTAGTGTCTTCTTGACCAGCTTTATTAGTTACTTTAATTACACGACCGTATTCACTACCAGAGAATGTAATCTTCTGTTCGTCCCAATACATATCGCCAAATGTAACAGTTGCTTCGCCACTATCCGGTGCCTCACATACTGCGATAACATACCACATTGTTTGGTTATCACTGCTTATTTTTGCGTCAGTAAGTATACCAGATACCCATGCACTACCATAGATTACTGGAATCTTTCTACTAGGATCAACTGGCATAACTTGGTTAGTGCCTTGTTGTAATGTTGATCCGCCATCAGTAGAAGATGTCTTAGGATCTTTTGCAGTAACGGCATTAAGCACATTACTAACTAACATTGAACCTAACATACGCATGCCTAATGCTGGTGCATAGATGGCAAGACCGATTGCCGCAATAGCAGTTACCGGGTTACTGACAATTGCTTTAATTGTGCCTGTTACGGCTTTCCATGCTTTAGATAACCATCCCATATATTACACCTTCTTCCCAAAGTCAAACGGAGCATCTTTTAGCGAAATAATTCTATCCATTGATGTGTCACTAGGAGCATATTGTTTCCAACTCTCTGAATTTGTTTTGCGTCCACTAAATAGTCGTTCAAGCGAATATTTTGTAGCGCTGCAGTTTAGAATAAGGTTAATCGTATTCTCAGTTGCTTGATAGGTTTCATCAGTGGTATAACTTGTAACAATACCTGTAAAACGCAAATACATATTTGTTAACACATATTGTTCATCATAGAAGCCACGATAGATGGTAATCTCACTGCCTTTAGTAGAACGATCAACAACACGCCATATTTCATCAGGGTCAACACCCATTAAGATGATAGAAGTATCAAATCCACTAACAGAGATATCCTTTTGTTGACTACCTACTGATAATAAACCGCCGACTGATTCAAATATAACTTGTTGACCATCAATAGTCCAAGTTTCATCCTTGTAGGCAGAAGAGAATGTATAGGTAGTTGCGGTATCTGTTGCGTTGTCGTATTTTACCCAACGAACAAATTCAGCAGTGCGAATGTTTTGATCTCCGCCGCTGACTTCAGGTATTAGTGTGCTCATTTATTATTCCAGTAATTTGTTAATAACTTGTATCTGTGTATTCTACAAGTTTGAAAGAGTCAGTAAACTCTATAATACCATTATTTATTAACGTACCATTTTGATAGGTTGTAGCGCCAGGAATTACTTTGTATGCTGGCATATTGGTACACAACACCATCCATCGGCAGTTAGCACCAATATTTACTGTGCTGTTATCTGCACCTACTAGGAAGTTAGGACGGTGTGTAGTAAGTGTGACGGTGCTTGAACTACCACGAAGCACGTCTGCTGTAACAGAGAATGGTGAGTAGAAACTACCGATTTGAATGATATCGCCTTTACCAAACAACAAACTGCTATCTGTAATTGTAATGCCATCAACTGTGGGTAAATTAGTTAGCACTAGTTGATTGCCTGTAAATGATTGAACGATAATAGCATTTTGCTGGTCTGTGGTCATTACACCCTGATAGCGGAACATCCAACTTAACTTACTATTGTTAGAGAAGGTAATAATCTCTGGTGTTCTACGATCAATGTAATCAAGTTGCTCAATGATTGCTCTGCCCTTGTAATAAGGTAATCCACCACCATGATGAACAGTAAACTTCCACGGGTTGCGCGTTGGTGTTTCTGCTGTTTTGTAAATCTCAGCGCGGGTTGCTTGAACGCCGATAATTCTACGGCGATCAATCTCAATACTATCACTGGAATCAATTATTGCTTGTAAACTCATTTGTTAGCCTCTCATTGGCACTTCACGACGTGCCGATTCTACAACACCAAATAGTGTTTTCTTATTCTCAGAGAATAATTGTGCGACTGACTTGGCATCTAACGCACTTACTGTATTATTAACATTAGTAGTATAATAGTTGTTGACTGTTTGTCCACCACCACCTAATTGATTGTTAGGAATAACAGTGCCAGCCGAACGAGGCACAAACAATTCAGGACCGTTTTCACCAACGATAGATGCCTTGTTCATTGGAGGCTGACCACCGTCGGCGAAGCCTAGTAATCCTCCTAGCCAGCCACCAATACCACTTAGAATACTGCCACCGACACCGCCGCCAATTCCGCCTCCACCCATCATTTCCCACAACTGCATAGCCTGTGCCTTCATCTCAATTTTGATTAGGTCACGTATGATAGAACTTGCTAAGTCAGAGAATGAGAATTTGCCAGTATCAACAAAACGGTCGATAGCACTTTCCATACCACGAGTAACAGAATTAAATGCGTTACCTGCCATAGTTGATGCTTTTGTGGCATTTTCGTAATAATTGTTGAACGCCTGTTGCCAGCCAAATTTAAATGTTTCTGTTTCTTGAGTTAATGCTCGTTGTTCCTTTGCAATATCTTCGATTCTTTTTAATTGAATTTCTAGGATACTGTTTGTTTCGCTGCCAATCTTTTTCTTTACTCTCTCTAACTCAGCAATATCTTCGGAAGTCTTATTTTCTTGTGATAAGATGAATAACGCTCGTTGTTTTTGACCGACATTTAATTCACTAGAATCATTGATTGCTTTTTGTAAAACATTAATTTCTTCTAATTGTTGTTTAGTATTTTGTTCAATATATGGTCTAAGAGCAGATGATGCCGCAATAGCGGCATACTGACCTCTAATTGCTATTAAATCTTTAAGAGAATCAGCTTGAGCATTACCAACAGCCAACAAAGATTGTTCGTTGTATTTGTTCAATTCATCTTGCTTAATTTTTTCAGCAGTAATCTTTTTTTGCTCGTCGGCCTGTTTAGTAATAGTGTATATAGTATCCAAATATGCCTGCATATTTGCTTTTTGATACTCACTATCCTTACTATTAAATTCAAGTTTCTTTGCTTCAATATCTGCACGAAGTTTTTGTTCAATAGCCAAATTTGAGGCAGCAATCTGCGCCTGAGTCTTACTCATGGACATGCTACTGGCTGATAATTGTAGTTGTTCATATAGAGCTTGTGTATTACGCTTATACTCAATACCAATCTTCATTACCTCTTCACGCTGTTGCTTCAACTTATTATTAAGTTCATCTGTTTTTACAGCATTAACTTTAATCTCGTCACCTTGCTTCTTGGTTTCATTATTGACTTCTGTTTGCTTGTCTTTAGTTAGACCAAGGGCAGTTGCCACCGCAGTCACACCAGCAACTACCAACATGCCGCCTGCAATCCAGGGGTTCATTGCAGTGACTGTATTAAATGCTGCCTGCGCCGCAGTTGCTACCATAATAGCAGTGCGCATCAGTCCAAGAGGTACTAAAACAGCAGTAACAGTAACAGCGATAACTTTAAATCCAGTGGCAATCGCATCGGTAGATACTTTTGTATCGGCTAACATCTTAAACACTGGATTAAATGCTTCAGCAAATGCTAGTTTGACTTGTTTAAGCATTTTTGCCATGCTATCATATGCTTGGCCAGCATCTTCGATAGCCGCTGCGTATTTTTCGCTTTCTTTTGTATTGTCTGCCATCTGACTGGCCATTTTAGACCAGTCGACGCCAATTGCTGCCTTACCAAACATTTTATATGCTAGGGCGTTGCGCTCAGTAGCGTTTGTCATTTCGCCTAACTGAGTAATTACTTTGCCGCGGATCTCGCTCTCACTCATACTACCAAGTTGACTGATAGAAATGCCTAAATCTTGAAAGTTCTTTAATGTTTTTAGATTGCCGTCGTTGAGTTCGCCAATACTATCATTAATACCTTTGAAGATTTTAACGGCGTTATCGCCCTTACCACCGACAGCGCCTAATGCGGCACTAAGTGATAATACTTCTGCCGTAGTGGCATTGAAAGCATCAGCGGTATCAGTAATTTCATCTGCGAATGACGCAACTACTCCAATCATACCAACGAAGGCAGCAGCTACACCCTTAGCTAAATCATTAACTCTGGAGAGTGCTTCGTCCGTTTCAACTACTAACTTATAAACATCTGTTGTTGTTGCCATTATACTCTACCGCCTCTCATAATTCTGTTAACTGTTCGCTTGATATAATCTAGCGTTGGCTGGCTCATACCATCTACTGCTTGCTTAGAATATCCTTCATCTAATCGTTGGGCATATGGATAATCAGCAACAATCTCATTGCCTTTTAAATCAGTATTTCTACGAGCATTGCCGCTATCTACAGGAGTAGGTGCTCCATACTTAAAGAATTCGTGCGCTTTTTTTGGCACTTTCTTTAATTCATTTTGAATCTTCTTTGTTTCGAGTTCAATATCTTTACGAACAGGTTGAAGTTGAAATTTAAGCATTTGTTTTTGTTCTTTTCATTATATCTTGTAGCTCATCTACGGTATAATCAACCGCAACTTTACCTTCTGCCTTGCGTTGCTGATAATCACGATAACTTGCGGCAGCATCCATCACATATAGATCGAAAGTAGAACTATTAGCAATAATTTCGCTAGGCAATTTACCATATCTGTGTGCTAAGTTGTCTAGTGTCATAATCATTGCTAATTCTCTACTTCCTTCCGGTATGGAGCCGCCAGTTAGTTTCCCAGGAGTTGAGTAACTTTACCAATAGCCTTCATCAATACTTTTGTAGGTAACATTACATCATCTACAAGAAGTTTATTACCGTGTTCGTCAAGGATTAAGTCCTTAACAATAGTAATTGCTTCGCTCTGATTTGATTCTGTTGATTGCGCCAGCTTCATAAAGACAGACATTGGTTGTCTATCCCATGTGTGGAATGTAATTGCTTCGCCGTATTCTAGGACGGTTGCTTCGTCATCTAGTGTGACTTCTACTAATTGTGGCTTAGCTGCCAATTGACTCATTTTCATTTGTTTTCCTTAGTTGATTTGCTTTCACGCAGACTATTGATTAGAGCAAGTCTGAATGAACTTTTGGCTTTTAGTTGACGGAGCGTATTCTCCATGTCAACAAGCA